GTGAGGTTTAGAATGGAACTTGGCAAGACTTTCTCTGATTCAAAGGAAGATTTTGACGGTGTTAGAGATAGAGCTGTGGAAGAGAAAGGTATCGTAATGCCTAACCTAAATAAGGAAAGCGTTAAGGTTGTGTCTGTGGAGAAGCATAGGTTCGGTGAAGATGTAGGCAAGATGCTTGATAATGCGGAAGAATGGGCAAAGTCTAATCTTGTTACAACGGACAAATCAAATTTGCCAACAATGCGTGATGGCACACCTTATACTATAAGTAAGAACGCTATCGATAAGTATTTGTCTTCAAGTGCCACAAAAAAGAGCGACAACCTTGGTGTTCATCTTTCTGTTCTCCCAAATCTTAAAGATGTTATCCATGAAAGCATCGAAACCGAGATACACCCAGATTATAACAAGGGTGAAGACGGAAACCGAAGCATAGGGAATGGATATGGAAATAATGTGTTGGTTCATCGTTTGTATGGTGCCGTGAAACTTGATGGTAAAATTTATCGTGTAAAAACGACCATGCAGGAGTTTAGAGGCGGCGAAGAGAATAAGCCTCACAGCTATGAGGTAACAAGAATAGAGCTGTTGGAAGGCTCTGAGGCAGCGAAAGAATCCGACAGTCTCCATGTGAGCAGGACAACCAACAACTCTATTTCTGCTGCAAAGTTACTAAATGGAGTTGGAAAATCCTACGATAAAGGGAAAAAACTTCTTGACGAGAGTAAAGATTTAGCAGATGGAGAGACACGTTTCCGCAAGGACGAAAGCGAAGATGCCACGAGCGGAGAACTTACTCCACGCGAGAGAGAGCAGCAGGAGCAGATGGAGAAGCACAGAGCTACTGTACTGAAAGCTACCGAGAAGCTGAATACCAGAACTACAATCCACGACAATGTGGAGGATATTGAGAATGAGACTGTGCGCAAGGCTATCGAGAATGGTGAAAAGGTAAAGGCATGGTATGATGTAAAGACTGGAGAAGTTCACCTGTATCTGCCGAACGTAACCGACAAGTATGATGCACAGAAGAGTGTGGTGCATGAAGTTGTAGGACACAATGGAATGAGAAATCTCCTTGGCGAAAGCGGTTATAGAGACATGATGCGCAGAATGTATACCCACCTTAGCGCAGAAGAAGCAGCCGAAGTGAATGAACGCATGATGAAAAACGGCTGGGACTTCTATACCGCAATGGACGAGTGGGTTGCAGACAAGGCAGAAGAAAGCGTGTGGACACCGCAGGAATATCCGAAGTATATAGGATTGAGCAACCTTTGGAGTCATATCAAACATTATGTTACCGAGGCAATCCATAAGGCTGGATATAATATCAACCCGAATGTGGACGATGTGAAGTACTGGCTTTGGGAGAGCAAGAGAGCTTTGCAGAATGGCGATACCTATACCGAGATGAAGAGAAACTCCTTCCTTTGGAGATTAAACCACGGCACAGGAAAAGAAACACTTGACGATGTTATAAATTCGCCTGCATATAATCACGGTGATGCACAAGAGAGTGTGAGATACCGCAAGGAAACCAGTGATGATGCAATGATAGAAGAGGCTAAAACACTTTTCCGCAAGGGTAGCCTTGATTACAGCAAGAACGACACGCCACAGGAAACGGCAACAAAGGATGCCATAGAGCAAAGACTGGGCAGTTGGCAGTACCGCGAAACCGAAGCGTGGAAAGACAACATGGCAAGTCTGGACACGACACAGAAAGAGATGAGCAAGAGCATAAAGAACTTTGATTCATCAATGGACGTGTATCACGGAGCAATAAACCAAAGTTCGGTAGTAGCCGAGAAGAGAGCCAACTTCGAGAGAAGAGAGCTGAAAGACCTCCAGCAAGCACTAAGGAAGCCAACCAAAGCACTTGGAGGCGGAGAAAGAGGTTATGAGAACGTGAACATGTATATCTACATGAAGAGTGGACTGGAGAGAAACCGTGTGCTGCTTGTAAGAGATGTAGCCAATAATATAGATACGAGGATAAAGAAGTTCAATGCCGAGCTAAGGGAAAACGATCCGAAAGCAAACGTGATAACCTTTACAGGAATAGAGCAGTACAGGGATGAGTTCCATGCCGAGAAAGACTATCTTACCACATTGTTGGAGCAAGGGCAGATAGACCTGCACCAATACTACGACAAGCTCGACAAGTTTATCAGAGACTTTGAGTTTACGAAGACAGGCGACAAAGCGGTAGACGCAAAGATAGACAAGCTGAACAAATGGTATAAAGACAGTGTAGCCGACAAGTACGATCCAAATGGAAACGACTATTCGGGAATATCGTCAATCGTGCAGTACAGAGTAAACGGACAGTTCAGCGACAGCGCAATCATAGATGCCGTGATGCAAGCAGAGAATACAATCGGAATAGACGATGTTGAAAATCTATGGTCGGCAGTAAGAGGAGTAACCGGATATGCACTGGAGAGCGACCACAAATATGGAATAGTAAGCAGTGCAGCCAAAGACAGAGCCAAGGGAATGTTCAACTGGTATATTCCGATGCGAGGATTCAAGGAAGACTCAATGGAAGACAGCTACGCATATATGCACAGCGATTCAAACAAGCTTGCAAGTTCAAGTCTGAAAACCGCCAAAGGACGAACAACCCTTGCACAAAGTCCATTAGGCACAGCAGCAGCAATGGCAGAAAGGGCAATATCAAGAGGCGAAGACAATGCCAACAAGCAGAGAATGTATCGCCTTGCAAACGCATGGCTGAAAGAACATACAGAGGAAGACGGTAATGGCGGTATGAGACTGACCGAAGTCCCTCCAGTAATGGTGAGCGATGTCTGGTACGAGAAGAAATACGACAGCTTGGGAAATGAGTATTGGGAAGTAGCCACCCCCGACATAAAGCCTGATATGAGTGCAGAGGCAATCCGCAAAGAGATAACCGACTTCGAGAACGATATGAAAGCCAAGCAAGCAAAAGGCGGAGCAACAAAGACCCTGCAAAAGGGGGGTTATGCAAAGCCGTTTGAAGACCCGATGCACAAGAAGCAGAATATCGTTACCGTATGGTTCGGAGGCAAGCAGAGACAGATAATCTTCACAGGTAATCCGAGAGCAGCGCAAGCACTGAACGGAGAGTTGAAGAGTGATGAACACGGTAACAGATTGATGCGATTTATGGGAAGCATGTTTACATCGTATAACGTAACCTTCTCCGTAAGTAATCTTAGCCGCGATACATTATTTGCGAATAACAATATCTCGATAAAGGAAAACGCAGAGTATTATGCAAGGTTCACGGCAATGCAGGCAAGACTGTTGGGCGGACAGACAATAGGGATGCTAACAGCTAACGTACACGAGAAAGTACGTGGTGAATACTTCAACATGTGGGCACATTACAAACAAGGCAAAGCTCCAAAGGGCGACCTCGAAAAACTGTTCTATGAGTTTATGGACAATGGCGGTAAGACCGGATTTGTAAAGACAAAGACGATAGACAACTTCGAGGACGAGATAAGAAAGAATGCCGGAGGACGGAAAGCCATGGAGACAGTAGGCAAGGTGTTACATTCTCTACCCGAAGTAATCGAAGGTCTGAACGAAAGAGCTGAAAACCTAAACCGCTTTGCTTGCTACGCCACAAGTCGCAAGATGGGAAGAAGCATAATGAGAAGTATCACCGATGCGAAAGAAGTAAGCGTAAACTTCAACCGCCGAGGTTTGGGGGCAAAAGCCTTTGATGTGCCGGGGGCGACATGGATAGAGAAGGCTTTTGTAGCAAATGCTGCAAGATGGTGTAGAGGTAGCTATATGTTCTTTAATGCTGGAATGCAAGGCTTGAGAACTTTACAGAAGAATATGGTAAAGCATCCTATAAAGACAACGATTAACATGATAGGAATACCTATGGTACTGGGCGGCTATCTTATACCTTTGCTTAACCAAGTCTTGGCAGGAGACGATGGCGAGAAGTATGCAAGTCTGCCGGAGTGGGAAAGAAGGAATAATTTCTGCTTCTACCTTGGCAAGGACAAATGGTTGAAGATACCATTGGCAATAGAACTAAGAGCGTTCTACGGGCTTGGCGATGTTGCAAGAAGTGTAGAAGACAAGAGATTGCAGTCGGCCAATAATATATGGCTCGATGCCGCTGCACAGCTAACACAGATACTCCCGGTAGACTTCATGGGAGAAGGCATGAGCCCTGTAAATGCAGCAGTGCCAGATTATGCAAAACCAGTGTGGCAAGTAGCCAATAATGAAGACTGGACTGGTAAGCCGATATATAAGGACTACGATTATATGAAGTACGATCCCGAATATCTGAAGGTATATGCAGGTGAGTTCGAGCCATTTGTAAACCTCAGCAAGTTTATAAACAAGGCTTCGGGTGGAACGGCAGTAACAAAAGGTGATTGGGACGGAAAGTGGAACAATCCTGCGATATGGAACAACATCGTGCAAGGTTATTTCGGTGGAGCAGGAAGTGATGCAACCCGAACCGCAAAGATAGTCAAGAGACTTGTTACGGGCGACTGGGACGGTTTCTCGACAAGAGAAGTACCGATGGTAAGAGCCATGTATAGCACACCGACAGAAAAGACTGTTTATTACAGAGGTCTGAGCAAGTATGCCAAATACAAGGAACTCTCCGACAAGTACGACCACGACATGAGAGTATGGAAGAAGAACCAGGATAACCCGGAGATAAGCATGAAGTATAATGCGGAGCTACATGGCAACTCATTAGACAAGCGGATAAATGCGTTAATCAAAGAAAACGAAAAAGTGTTCAAGAAATGCCGCAAGATAATCAATAGCGGAGAGTTGAGCGACGACGAGGCGAAAGCCATGCAGATGCAAATGGATAAAGCAAAGTTGGATTTGGTAAACGAGATTGACAATATGAAATAAGCAATAAAAAAAAGAAAGGATGGCGAATGGCTGTCCTTTCTTTTTGTATGGTAGGTGTTTTAGGTTTGTTAAGGGAAAGGGTGCATGCCTTTTCGGAGTTTGCCCGGCTTGTAAGAACAAAGGGCATTGTGAATTTCCTCAAAGGCAAGTTCCTTCTGCTGTTCCTTGGTAGCCGTAACAGGGTCGTTTGGAGTGAGGTAGAGAAGAAGATACTCGTATATGCAACCGTTGACAATAAAGTCGTGAACGGCATTAGAGAGCGGTTCAAGAGCATTAGAGTTCCACCAATCACCGATAGAAAGAACGAGGTCAATCTCCTCTTTATCCTTGATATTATTAGAAGTAGAAAGAATACGCTCCTCCTTCAACGCAGAAGCGAGCTTACGCTTAACCAAAGAAAGATACTTGCCAAACCACCGGTCGATAAGCGGACGGACAGCATCAATATTCTCGATATTGTTGTCTTGCGCCTGCGCTTCATTTCGGCGAGACTTCGTGATAATACTAAGCTGCGCCTCAATATCGTAGATAACTTGCGCACGCATGATATAAATATGATATGTGTCCTTCTGTTCGCAGCAGCACCGAGTGGCTTTGCCAGTCATTTCGTCGCAAGCACGCTGGAGAACAGGGTCAAGAGCATAACGCTCAACGGCATCACACTGAGGATTGTCCGGGTCGTGAAAAATCTGTTCCATACTAATTTGATTTTATAAAGTGATAATATACATACATGAACGCATACCCCAAGAAGAGAGCGTAGATGTGGATAAGAAGATTAATGCCGGGGAGAAGTCCGAAGACAACAGTCCACGGAAGAATCTTTCTGCACATAATGCCCAACCCTTTAGTCGGAGCCCAAGTAGTGCCGAGGTGGGCAAACAGGAGAGCCGACATGCCGACAGTAGGGACGTTAGGCATAGGCAGGAAAGAAGCGGCAACAGCAGCAAGCCAAGCAAAGGCATTGACACTTTTCCCGAAAGAAAGAAGCACAAAGACATTTGCAAGCAAGTGAAATATATTGGCATGGGAAAAGATATACAACAGATGGTTAAAGTCATATACATTCCAAACCATAGGGTAATGGAATCCACAGATGAAAGCCACCGCCATAAGTACAGCCAGTATATTGTTCTGCCAGTTGCGGAAGAACATCGGACCGCCGGGAGAACTAAACGTTATCGTCATTGACATTAACCAAGATTAGAGCCTTAACCGTAGGGTCGTGTCGGGAATACAACTGAATGGTAGCCGAACCGCAATCCTTGGCAAAAACAGAAACCAAGCCATTCTCAACCTTATCCACAGAAACAGCATTAAGATTAAGCGAAGACACCTCTACATCATCAATATCCCCCTGCTTGATAGAATACTGGAGCTTGTAAGTATTACCCTTGATAATATTCTGCGGTTCGGTGGGGGCAGAAATAGTTTTAGGGTAGGGATAAGCAGGCGGTTGAGGTGGCAAACGGTTAAAGCACCTCATGATAGGAGTAAGCGTCTTGTCAGACAAGTTAAGGAAAATCTCGGCCCTTTGAGGGTTGATGTTCTCCCACCAAAGCATAAGCATCTTGTTCTTGATATAATCAGACCCAAGACGTGCGAGAGAGTCCACGTAAGCATCATTAAACCTGTCAGACAAGAACATGCGGTATTTCACGGCAGACGAATCAGACATATCAAGGAGAACGGCATTATCCGCCGTAGTCTGTCTGCCCTGTACTGCGTAATCAGAGAAAAATGTTTTAAGTTCCTCGGCAGCCGTAAGCATATCACGCTCCAGTTTGCGCTCGATATAAAGGTCATCGCCAACCGCCTCGTGGTAAGCAAGACGAGAAGCCTTCTCATCAGCTGCACGATCAGCATTAGAGGTAATAAGTGTTTCAGATTTCACAGCGTCAATAATAGTAGAACGCAGTAAAGTAAGTTGTATCGTTTTCATATTCAAAAAAAATTATAAGACAAATAAGACTGATAGGACTAATACTGTGTAACAGACCCGGTAGTATTCACGAGAGGGTCAGAACTTGTAAGATACCCCGACTTGTAGAAGATAGAATTGCGGAGCGAGACAAGATTAGCATCAGCCTCGTCCGCATAAATCTTAGCATAGTCAGGAAGAACAGAAGCAACATGGCGGGCAATACAGAAAGCCACCACATAGCCGAGCGTAGCATCGTTGAAATACTCCGTTAGGTCGTCGGCATCCCTACCCCCATTGATGGAGAAGAGATAATCATCTCCATCCTTATGATAATCGGAGATGCGTTCGGGCGCAACAGCCCATAAGGCATGAAGCGCCTCGCGAATATATTGCTCGACAATTATCTTCTCCCTTGAAGAAAGAATGGCGTTAGTGTAAACAGACTCGCCCTCTTTAGTTCTGATGCGAGAAGCAAGAGACCCGATGCGGTCGTTGGCAAGGTCGAAGACCTGTGATATGTTTATTTTCAGTTTCATATTTTCTTGTTTTTGTTATAAGACTAATAGGACTGACAAGACGGATAGTTTATATCGAAGCTTCGGAGACACCCTCGTGCGTACGCTCACGTTGATAATGTATGCGCCAAGAAGGTCTGTCCATATCCGACATAGACACCCAAAGAGCGATAGCCGTAGACATGACAATATCATCATGGTTGTCTTTGCCGCGGATATTTCCAAGAGAACCATCATCATGGCGCTCATAGATGCGCAGCTCATTGTAGCAAGCCTCGTCTGGCTCGTCCCAAAGTTTATCCTCAACACTTGCAATCATATTATCAATAAGCTGAGTTTTGGTGAGCTTGTTAGTTTGGAAACCCCATTTCATTTCCTTCTTGTCAGCCACCTCCTCCGAACCGACAGAACGCTGATAGAGGTTAGGGTAGAAGTCGGCAATCTCCTCGATGATAGTAGCGAAGTGGTCGCCCTCAGCATTAGAGTTACGTTCACGGTCGGCAGTATTGGACTCAATGACAAGTAAGGCATCGTCATAGAAATGAGCGAGAGCCGCAGCTTTCCACGCAAGAATATCGTGTCGGCAATGCCCTCGCCACCTTGCAACAACCTGCGGAACACCACCCTTCATCTCCGGCATAAGTCCCTTGCGGTCGAGAACCGTCATTACAGTATAGTCAGAGCGCACACTCTTACCGCCAATATCCACAGCCACCAAGTAGCGGTTGCGAATATCGAGAATGTTGTTGTTCGGCAGTTGCCAAATCTTCAAATCCCCGTCGTCATTAAAATTAATCTTAGCCGATTTGTACAAGTCGCGGCATTTCTTCATGCTGTACGGCAGTTGAATATCCGCCCTATAAGTAGGAGTACGCTTGAACATCTGCTGCATCTCGTCAATAGAGTAAGCGTCAAAGACAAGATTGCCAGCATTTCGGAAAGCCTCCACCGGGTCAACAGGAGCCTCAGTAGCAAAGTGGGCATGGTCGGAATATCGGTTGCGGTTGATGCGGTACCAGTTGATAGCATTAAAGCAAGCACCAAGGTTCCACAGCCTCCAGAAGAACTTACCTGATTCGCGATAACCCTTAGAGTAAGTATTGCTATCCTTATTCTCAATCAGCCACCTCGCAAATTCATAATCATTATCCACCTTCTCCATATCCTTTTCAAGATAGTAGAAAGGAATGAAAATAAACTTATAGGCATCATTATTGTCCGGGTTCATTGCAGACTGGCACTTGTCGTAGAAAAAACCAGCCATACCCTTACCCGTAGACTCAAACACCTCAATGTTGTCGGGAATATGTTCAAGACCACCCGACACGGCAGAGAGGACATCTTCCGGGTCGTGTCCGTCAGTGGATTTCCAACTCGCCACTTCGGAGTAATGTGCGCAGTGGAAGTTATCACCACGGACATTCTCAAAGTTCTCAAAAGACGCTACCGTGATAGTGGAAGTACGGATAGGCTTCTGTCCGTCAGAAACAACAAAGTCGTCAGTGGACCCCTCGTAGGGCGACATCATAAGTTGTTTGCCATTAGCACCGACAGTCCAGCCAGCCTGCGCCTCAATAGCCTTGCGGTACATAGCCTTAATCTTTTTAGACGTGCCCTTGACCTGTGCGAGGACAATAGAGTTCCAACCATCGGGATGGCGGAAGTCCTGCATCCACTTGATATAAAGCTGAGTAAGAGTAGAACCGCCCCATTGTCGAGCTTTAAGAATAACGACAAAGATAGGCTGTCGCGACTTGCGGAGTTTCTCAAAGAGGGCAAGCAACCTTCGCTGAGGATAATTCAGTTTAAACTTGATAAAAGCACCGGACCGCTTATCGACAATCTTGTCGGTAAGATACATCGCGAACTCTGGATCTTCGCGCATGCGAGCCTTGCAAATCTCCATAGTAACCGCAGAGTGGAGAACATCAGAATACTGCTTGCCCCACACATCAGTAATATACCTATATATAGACCCGGCATGCACGACATCAGTAAAGAGCCTATTAAGCAAGCACTCCTTGGGTACATACATAATCGGGTAGACAAAATCAGCAATCTCAACCTTGATACGATTGTCAAAGTCGTAACATCCGACACCCGTGATAGGGTCGTAATCGCCAAAAATCTCTTTCATTCGGCGAGAGTTTTCTGCAACAATGGCGGTAATTTCTCTATCAATATCCTCTAAATTCATACGCTCCTATATTAAAGTTAAGCCGACTGCATCATCTGCTGAGCCTGCTGTACATTCTGTTCGGACTGCGCCTGCTGCTGCGGAGACATACCCTGCTGCTGCATGGCAAGTTGCTGCTGCATCTGCTGCTGCATCTCGTTAGATTCAAGCTGTTGCAGAAGTCGGTCGCTAAACGGAAGATTGACACACTGGAGATACTGCTGAATGTTGATAGCTCCAAGCTGGAGAAGTTGCAGAGCTGTATCATTGACCTGCGTCTGATAAGCGGCAGTTGCGGCACTCTCCTTGATAGAAACCTTGAACATGACATCACGAGCCGAGAGACGGTCGTATTCAATAAGGTTAGTATTATCCTTGTTGAGAATAAGCCTTCCATCATCGTAATACTGCTTGATATTGGAAACCTTCTTACGGGTAAGCTTCTCCGTAAATACAGTCATATCAGAAAGGAGAGAATAAAGCGATGTGGTGGCGTTCTGCTGTTCAAGCGAGTATCGGGAAGCCGAAGTTCCGGCAGACGGAGTCTTGCCCTGCAAGGCACCACTGACATTTGTAATCTCCCTTGTGAGGTTAAGCTGCATCTGGAGAAGTTCGGTAGTACCGATCTGAACGGCATTAGAAGTGATAATCTCCGGTCGGGCATTAGGGTTAAGACGAGAAGTTTCGTAGAAAATGATACCGTCATATTCCGTAAACTCATCAGCAAAATCCTGTGGTGTCATATCATCCGGAATACAACTCTTAGGAACAATAGTGATACCCTTAGCCGAAGAGCGGGCAGCCATATCATGCATGACGATAAGGCGGTTGATATACCTTTGTTGGTCGATGATGTTAGACATAAACGGGTGCACCTCGCCATTGACAAACGGGAAAAGCTTAACAGTAAACGGATGGCTATTGAACTCATAAGGCGATTCCCCTTCACAAAGAATAGTGCCATCGGGAGTAAGGAAAGTGTAATACCAATAAGAGTCTACAATAAGTTCAGCCTTGATATAAGCACGCTGCTCCTTGGGCACTCCAGCTTGGTCGTAGATTTTCTTTCTGCCCACATTGATAGCACGAACCTTATCAATATCCCCGAGTTCGCAACGGAAACGAGCATCATCAGCGTTTGTGGCAATAGGGTCAACACATTGATAGCGCATCTTTGTTTCCTTAGTCCACACTTCAATAACACGGCGGAAAGACTTGTTGGCAGGAGACGTAAAGGAAAGATTTTCAAGAGTATTCTCTTCATTCTGTTGAAGTCCCGAAGATTCATCAAAATCCTCGTTAAAAGAAAAGATAGTATCAATATCATCAACAGACAAGCCAAATTCGGGTTTGGCAAATTTAGAATAAAGCTCCGGGCGAGAGCAGTCATGAAGCATTCCGATAAGCGTAACGTCTTGGTGTCGCGGGTCAGAACCGCCTTCCCAAAATGCGAAGTTAGGATTAACATAGTCCGTCCAAGTATCAAATAACCCATCACGCTCCTCGTAACTTTCACGAACGATAGCAACACCGCCTGTGAGATAGTCTTTAAAGACGGTATTAAGGACATCGGGCATAAATGTATCTTGCCAGTTCGCCTGGGTAGTTGCGGACATCATATCAGACAACCACTGGGCATCGTGTGCACGAGCAAAACAAACAGGCTCGGTGGCTTGCTTAGCATACAGACCAGCCACCGTATTGAAGATAGAAATCATAATATTGTTGGTAAGCGGAACATTACCTTTACGTTTAAGATATTCACGTTCCGTGACGTATCCACACTTGTAGTAAATGACATCCCCCCATTGGTCGCCAAACGTGTAATTGTTGGTCCGCTCACGCACCTCCCTAATATTCCTTTTAGTCTCCCAAGCCTTGTTGCATCTTGTTACGAGGTCGGGGTCGTGTTTGCATTGCGATAGCCTTGCCTTTCTACGTTTCACCGTATCGGTATGATGTGAAGGCATGACATCGCTAAGAGTAGGTAAATTTTTTACAGTCATAATAAAACGTTTTATGCAGGCAAAAATAGAGATATAGGGTTTTTGTTTTTCCGTTGGCGCAATATGGGAGAGGTGTGAGGCGATAGTAAAATGCCGTAAAAAGCCCCAAACAAGCGGTATCGGAAAAAGAAAAGCGACAAGGATATATATTTGCCGAAGAAAACCAAAATCTTATAAGAAATGGAAGAAGAAGAGAAAAAGAAACAGCCAATGGCGGAAGCGCAGGAGCAGACGGAAGAAACACCGCCTACACCCAACAGAGACGCCTACAAAGCTGCGTTCGGTGAAGACTATCCGGACGTAGACTTTGAGAACAAAGAAGAGCGTTACGGCAAGATGCTTGACGATAGAAAGAAGCTGAAATCATACCGTGAGAGCGGCAAACGTCTGAACGACACATTCAGCAAGAACCGGTGGCTTGCAGCCATGATGCAGGACATAACAGAGAATGACGACCCCGACTATTCGCCGATAGACTGGATGGCGGACCACGGCATCGACATTAACGAGGCAATGGAAGACGAGGCGACAAGAAAGAAAGTGTCGGAGAAGATTGCAGCCTTTCAGCAGAAACAGGCAGAAGGCGAGAAGGAAGACGAAGAGCGACAGAAGAATTTCGCCAAGAGTGCAGAAGCCTTGAAGAAACTCGGGCTTGACGAAGATACAGCCAATCAGATGTGGGTAGACTTCTTTACCAACATCATAGACGCAGGACTACGAGGTGAAGTAACCGAAGACACATGGCGCATGATACAGAAAGGGCAGAACTATGACAACGACATAGAGAATGCCAAGCAAGAGACCGCCATGAAAACAAGGAACGAGAAGATAGCAAACAAGGTGAAGAAGTTTGACGAGCCGATGCCTCCAACATTATCACAGGGCGGTCCGGGTGTACAGGCAAAACAGAAGCCAAAGAAAGAAAACTTCTTCTCTGATTTGAAAGACGCAGGCTATTAATAATAATATATAAGGTGAAAAGACCTTCAGGATAACAAACTTTAAATTAAACAATAACGAAATGAAGAAAATTATTCAGGAAATCAGAAAGGGCAATATGGGCATGCTATTGATGTTCATGCTGCTCGCAGTGTTGACAGGCGGCATCGGTATGGCAGAGGGTGCAGTAATCGGTGCGGAAGGACCGGAGCCGCTAAGTAAAGACGAGACCCACGACCCGGCAGACCCGGATTCGGGAACAGGTCAGAACCCGGACGACGATCCATCGGGACGACTTGCACCGGGCGATACCACCGCAGGACAGAACCTTGACGGTTCACAGGCATCAAGTTCGCAGGCTCGCCAAGGTGGTTTGGAGGAAGACGAGTATGACTCGATTATCACCAAGTTTCAGCCATACCGAACCCCATTGCTTGCCATTGCAAGAAAAGTATCACGCACAGTACACATTCAGAACTGGAGTGTAAAGCACGGACGTGTCGGAGGTGAAACCCTTGACGGAAGAACAAAGGCAAAAATCACCCCAGAGTCGGATGGTTCAATCAAGCTGACAAAGACAAATTTCAGCGGTTCGCTAAAACCGTTCTACAAATGTTCTACTCTTCTTGTGCCGTTTGTTTCCGGTTATTCGCAGAACTCAACTTCCACTTCTCAGATAAAAGAAGGCTCACTCATGCTTTATGTGGTTGAAAACACGGGAACCGAAGTAATCTGCCGTGCGGTGAACGGTATTCCGACAGACGATGCAGTCGTTGATGATTTGGATGCAAAGAAGTGCCCGGAAATTCCAGCCGACACCTACATCTGTGCAGCATCAACCGCGATGTCAGAGAGTCAGTTGCTGCTGACCCCGGAAAACTATCAGCCAAGAACTTCTATATTCTACGTACAGAAGACAGGATTCAATATCGTGTTTACAGAAGACTACGAGAAGACAAAGAAGAAATTGCCGTTGAAGGTAGCTGACCTCAAAGCCGATTCACTTTTCAAGTACAACATGCGTTCAAACCGCAGATATTGGGCAAGTGCACAGGCGCGCTTCCAAGTAAGAAACGGAGACGGTTCAATCGAAGATGTGTTCACTACAAACGGAATTCTTAATCAGATTACCAACAGCTACCGCTATCAGAAAGGAAAGCTGACAGTATCAGACCTTATCGCCATAAGCAAGTTGCAGTTCACCACATTCTCGCAGTCAGACGAGGCGTACGTATTCTGCGGTAAGGATGCTATGGAAGAGCTGATGAACCTCAACTTCGAGGGAACAACCAAGCTTATTGATTTTAAGGACACAAAAGTACTTGACCTCGATTTCCAGCTATTGAAGACAACCTTTGGAACACTGAAATTCATTTACGATCAAGGTTTGGATTCGCTGGGCTTCAAGGACGCGATGGTAGTCTTGGATTTAAATGGTGCAACACGCTACGTAAAGAGTTCGAAGAAAGAGCAGACCAACGATATGTCGAAAGGTGCTGGCGAAGTGCGTGAGGCAAAGCGCTTCATCTACACCGAGGCAGATGGTATCGCATTGAGAGGTTACAACTCAATCATTGTTCTTCCAGACGACAGAGCCCTTGGCTTGCCGGGTGCACAGATGCGCTCAAAGGTAATCAGTTCGGCAACACTTCCTGACGATGCACAGGTAACAGACAAGATGATTATCGCCTTGACCGCAGACTACAAGACCTACAAGAAGGGTTATGTATACCAGGCAACAGTATCGAGTGGTACCGTAACATGGAAGCCGTATACAGGATATACGTCAGTAATTATGTAAGAGACATTTGACATAATAGATTCAAAGGGGCGAAGCGTAGCCAAAACGGCTCCTCCGCTCCTTTTTCAATACAAAAAAATAACAAATAAAAAATACAAAAACAATGATAAAGATATACAGGTGGAACGAGTATAAAAACCACGCAGAAGTAATCATGAGAGCGCCGGGAGGATGTGCAGGCAAGTTGATATTCGAGAATGGAAATACAGCATTGAGAGTATTGCCGACAGTAAGAGTAGCGAGTGAATTTTGGCAGCAAATAATCGAAAGCAGCAACTATTATAAAAGGGGATTTATACAGTGTGTACAGACCTTCAACGACGAGGAAACAAACGGCGAAGAAGATACGACACAGGAGAACTATAACCCAGTAGAAGACGTTGTATCCTTGCAGCAAGCAGTAGATTTCATTGCAGACAACTATGAAGAGAAGGCGCACACCATAAACGAAGCCTTGAAGATAGCGCACAGCCATGGAGTGGACTTTCCGAACTTGAAGAAGAAAAAATAAGAGGAGGGTAGACTATGGACGTGAGCGAAATACTAACAAGGGTGAAAGCCGTTATAGATGAGTTGTCAAACTTAGGCAACCAAGACGTAACAGGTGAGGAGAACACCCAAAACCTTGACAGTATAATAAAAGACAAGATACCATACGCTTTAGAGTGGGTGCTGCAAAATGCACCGCAGAACAAGATAGACAGCAGTATGGTAAGCTCATATAAAGGTGGGAGCAGTGAAGCCGACGGAATATTAAAGGCAACAAGAGGCTATAATGATGTAGTTACGGTAGAACTGCCGGACAGCTTTTTAAGAGTACTGTCGGCAAAGCTAAGCTCATGGTTTTATAGTCCGACCCCTGTAAGTGAATTTTCAGACGTGGCACTGATGCAGCAGGGGAGAACCACAATGGGAAGCCCCGACAAGCCAGCTACGGTGTTGTGCACAGAAGGGGGAAAGAGCGTTTTGAAGATGTATACGGCAGAACCGGGCGATAGCGTGGAAGTCAGTGTGCAGCTGATAAACGCTCCAACCGTAAACAAGAATGCAACAGCCGTAAGCGTGCCAACAAAATTAGAAAAGTCCTTCATCTACTATATAGCATATCTGACATTGCTTGCGTTCAGAGATGCGAGTGCGGCAAGCTTCTATCAAGTTGCGGCAAGCGACTTGGGGGCAGAAGACAAGAACCAATAAAACGAAGAACCAATGAACAAAATACAGATAGGCAACAGCGTTGCCGTAACTTGGAAGATAGATCTGTCGTCGGCAAAAGGCAAGAACACGCTGACCGTAGACAAGACAGAACTATATTTAAGGAATGCCTACGAGATAAAGAAGATAGAGAACTACACGATAAATGATAATGTAGTATGCTTCATCTTTGCGTCAGACACCCAAAAGTATACAGGTACGTACGACCTCGTCTTGAAAGACACGGAGGCAGGAACAAGGTACATCACAAAGACAAATGCCTTTGCCCTTGTGCTCCATGAGATAGAAGAGCGAGGGGCGATAAACGGCAAGGACAGCAGTGGGAACTATGTGGTTGAGTTGGCAGACAAAGCAGTAACCATAAAAGACATAGACGAAGATGCTGGAATATACGTAAGGGTAGCAGCGATAGAGGCAAAGTTGAAAGACGGATGCATACTGACACCAGAAGAAAGGGCATTCTTTAACAATATTCTCTTGGCAAACAAGGACAAGCTCGATACTCTACCGGACGAGATAGTTGTAGATGTAACGGGAACAATAACCGAAGACAAGGTCGCCATCGAAATCGGGAAGATGCAAAACAACGGAGGAGAGGATGGTTACCAAGACTTGAATGAAGTGTTAGACATTGCAGCTGCTACAACAACGAAGGCTGGAGTAATGAGTGCTGCCGACAAGCAAAGGTTGGAGCAAGGGGTAAAAAGCGTAGACTTGAATGATCTTGACAAACTCAACAACACGACAGA